AAAACGGTTATGTCTTCTACATTATTTTGGTAATTAGTTTGATGTGTTCCTGACCATGATGGTTCATGTGGAAAAACATAAACTTTGGCTCCTTTTTTAATTTCACAATTAATGTGATTAAAAAAAACTATGATATCATATGAATCATCATAAACAAACTCAACATTTGATATGTCATCATCTGATGTTTTAAACTGATATAATAATCTTTTGACTAAATTTTCTGACGTATCGTAGTTTGAAGATATTTTTATTTTTTTCATATTTTTTCTCATTTTTACTTTATTCTGAGTCATAAATAATTTTTTCAGTTACACCATTTTCAATATTACGATTTAAATCATTACTATTAGTTAATGGTTTAATTTGTTGGTTATTGATTTGTATGAATTCATCTAATTTATCTTTATGAACACAAACGTGGTCAGACGGGTAATGATAATCTAAAAAATAAATGTAGTATCCCAAACTTCTTAATTGTTCAAACAATTCAACAACACCATAATTAAACTTTCTTAGTTGGTGGTCTTCCATTTCAATAATAATCATTGGTTTATAAGTTGTAATGGTATTTTTAGCTCCTTCTAAAACGTACTTTTCATATCCTTGTACATCAATTTTAATAAAATCAACTCTTGGGAATTGGAATGAGTCCAATGTTCTGATTTCAATAGTTTCTCCGCCAGTACCAACACTCAAATCACCAATATTAACACTTGTATTATAGTCAATTGGTGACATTTCTTTAGTCTCATTAGAGTTACCAATACCACAATTGAATAATTGGATATTTAAAATGTTATTTTCAACAATACTTGTGTTTTGAATGTCATGAATAATTTTTTGAGGTTCAAAACTATAAACTATACTACAAAATGGTGAACTATTAATTGAGTGCCATCCATAATTACTACCAACATCAACAAATACTGAATCATCTTTAAGATTTCGTTTTAGTACTTGAGTAATATGTGGTTCCCAAAATTTATTATTAAAAATACTTAACCCACACCAGTCATTGGGTAATATGTTAATAGTAAAGTTATCGCTTACAACTTTTAGTGTATTCATGTCTTTATCTATTATATTTTAACCTTTTCCCAGTTGTTTGCGTTAAAACCAACTTTAAATATTGAGTGTTGGTTTTCCCATCCTATATCACCCATGTTAAACCCTGCTAAATGAGCGGAAACCCCAATCTCAAAAGCCTCCATATCAAAAGTGATTGGGTTATCTTCATTCTGAGTCTCAAAAATGGTACAAAATTCTTCAAAATGATTTGCCATTTTTTGTAATTTTTCATTATTTCTAACTAAGAAAATATGTTCAGATGGAAGTTTAGCACCTCTCCATTCTTCTTTTACACCGTAAAATCTAAACTTATTATTAAATAGGGGTCTTGGAAAGCTTTCCAAATCAACAGTATTTTTAAATTCTTCCTCTGCATGATTATATGTGGCGTTAGTTCTTAATGCCATCATATCATATTCTTCGGATTCCCAAATATTTATCATACGTTCAACGTCATTAATATTAACATTTTCAATGAAACCTGCATCACAATCCAAATAAAGAACATAATCGTATTTAGAATCAATATTCTGTATTGCGTAAAATTTTAATAGTTGATTAAACGCACCTACATGGGTTTTATGGTTTTCTAATTTTTCATTTTTTATAATGACTCTCTGATTAAGTTGTAAATCGTCAAATAAATCTTTTCTGTTTGTTGAGACCATTATATCCCAAGGGGTTTTATTTAAAACGTCATTAATTAATCTTTTTGCGAAGGTCGTGTATATCACAGAGTCTTCTTTTCCTTTCCTATCATTGACAAATGATATTGCGGACACTAGGATATTTCTCATAGTAGTTTATCAAATTTTTTCATTATTAATTCAGGACTGAATTGTTTATATGGTTCATCATAGTCTGTGAATTTAATATGTGATTTTAAATTTTTAAAAATATCTAAAAGGTCTCCATATCCTTCATATATTATTGCTCTTTCACCCATAATTTCTAAATGGCTTCTTTCCCCCGATAAACCATAAGTAATAACTGGTTTATTACATAAAGCAAATTCAGAAACTGCAAGTCCAAAAGTTTCACCACCACTACGAGAATGAATCATAGCATCACATGAATTAACAAATGCAGATTTTTCCTTTAAATCATAGTTTCCAGGATAAAAATGAACTTGTGGGTGGTCATAAAATTTATTAATATTCATAAAAATAAAATATATATCATCTCTTTCAGATACGATATTTTTAATGGCTGTTTTTGTGAATTCAATATTAAATTCAGTACTACCGCCGTAACAACCAAAAACAGTTGCATGATTAGGTATATTATTTTTTTCTCTAAAATTATATTCAGGTTCAGGTAATTTTTCACAAATATGTGGTAATGAATGTGTATCAGGATTATATCCTTGGTCTTTAGCTAACCAATCTGAAACATAAAAATATCTATATCCATGAGGTTCATTATATCTAAAAACCGAATGAATTAAACACGGTGTACTTTTAATACAATAACCATCATTATTACCCATTTTAATTAAATATAAATAATCAAAATTATTTTGTTTAAGGTACAATTCATATTCGTACCACTCCATCAATACAACCTCAAATCTGTCTTGAAATTTTTTTATTGCACTGTGGTCTCTATTTGGAAAACTAAAGATAACACTTTTATTGCCTAAAATTTCTTCATTATATTTAGCATACTGATACATAGCAATTTCAGTTCCTCTAATACCTAATTGGTTTGAATGGAATGCGATTTTTTTCATATCTTATAATTTTCCTGTTAATCTATCACACCACCCTTTAGATTCTGAATGTGGCCAAACAACCCAATAATCGGGTTTTTTTGTTGCCTGAAATTCTCTCCACAACTTACAATAACCATCAGGGTCATTTATCATACGATTAATTTCATTTTTATCTGCGTCTTGTCGGTGAAGGGTTTCATCTTTATCATTATGAAATGCAACCACCCAAAAGTCATAATCTTTTTCAGGAACTTGAGAATGACCAATATCAATACAATGTTTGAATAGTGATGTAAAACTCTTTAACCATTCTTCTTCTCCACCCAACTCTTTAATTCCTGGATTTGGAGGGTATATCCCATCTATGGTTTCTTTTTGGACTCCTCTGATTGAAAATTTCATTCCTGCGTATTCTTCATACTCCTGAAGAGTTCTTTCGCTTCCAAAACCGTATTTACCTTCGTGTCCTTCTTGTGTTTCACCATCCATCCCAAATAGTTTTCTGTTTGTTAAATGAGATTTCATGTTTTTTTCTCCCCATGTTCGGTCATCATCCCATACTTTAGTTCTATTTTTTCTTGTGTACTCATGCCAAATTAATGGTTTGTGTGGGTGAAAAATATCATATCCCCAAGTATATGCTCTAGCACCTATAGAAATTTCTTCACCGTGGAACAGATAGTCAGGATTGTGCTGTACCTCGTTAGAAAATTCACCAACTGTAAAACAATAGTGTGCAGAATAAAATCTTCCATGTACAGGTAATTTTAGGTTTTCCCAATCAGGAATTGCAGAAGGTTTAAAGAAAACCGCACCTTCAGGAATAAATCGGTCAAATACCATCATCCATGGGTCTTTAGCTCTCAACGCGGGGTCATTATCTGGGTCAAATGAAGATACATAACCAGTTAATAATGGTTTTTTATGTCCTTCTTCTTGTAAATCTTCAATCATTTTAATCATCTCCACGTCCCAATCTTTTGCAAACCTCATATGAGAATCAATCTGTAGTGTATAGTTCTCACCATTATACATCTGTTGTATTTGGTTTCTTGCCCAACACACTCCCTTAGTTTCATCGTATTTAACATCTAATATTTTAAATCTTTTGTCACTTCTCCACTCTTGAACATCTTCAAAAGTGTCATCAGGGTGATACTGTCTACAAATACCGATAACTAAGTTTTTAGAGTATTTTGCATTATCCAACATACTCTGAATGGTGTTTTTTAAATCAGGGTCTCTGTAAGACGCAATCTGTACAAAAATAGTATTTTTCATAGTATTATTTTTTTTCATATAAAACTCCTTCCATTCTGTTTATCCAACCTTCTTTTTCTGAATGTGGCCAAACAATCCATTTATATGGTCTTTTAACAGCATTAAAACTTCTCCATAAACGACAGAATCTATCAGGGTCGGTCATCATTCTTTTTATCTCATCACCATTGGCGTCTTCCCTATGTATTTCATTGCCTTCCTCATCTTCAAAAGCAACCGCCCATACATTGTAATCGTCATGCGGTACA